GCCTTATTGGAAAGAGAGTAAAGACGAAGATTGGCCAGATGAAATGGATTTCAAAGTTGAAAGATGGCAAAGAGATTCAGAAAAAGATAATAATGCATCAAGAGATCAATTAAAACAACAAAATGATTTGACAGCAGCAGAGTGTGATGCCCTGCTGAAGTTAATCCTATCTACACCAAACAGATTAACAGACAAATATGCTGATGAATTTGACGTAAACTTTAGAAAAATACGTCATAAACTAGGCAGACTTGCTGATATTGCTGATGGCGAACCAGAGTTTAAAGTTGTTGGTTTCTCAGATACTAAACCAGAGGTATCAGGCGGTTGGCAACAATGAATGTGCCAGTTATATTAGCGGCACACTTGCTCGTTGCTTTATTGCCATATTCGACTATCATTAGAATATAACAAACACAGAGGTTTTATGAACTCAGGTCATTCATCAACCAAACTCAATGATATGTTAGTTGAGTTTACTGATTACGTCAATGATTTCTACGGCGATGTAGATGACGTTTTGTATCCTATGAACCACATGAAAACAGGCAAGAGAGTTTCTAAAATTGACATTCTCGGTGCTATACATGATTACTTGCATGAAATCACTGCTCGTAATGATGAGCATTTCACTTGGGGCGACGGCGACTCACTCGATAGAGAGAGAGTAAGAGACATACTTGTATTGAAGTATGGTTATGACAAAAATCTTTATGGAGGCAGTATTCTATTATGAACAACGAAGAATATAAAAAATTCTATGAAGAATCAATAAAAGTTCTCGAAGTGATCGAGGACTCAGTTGCTCATGTATGTGATGAGCACAAACTCTCAGGCGAGAAAGTATGGCACATGATAAGTGCCATGTCACTACTCAAGTGTCAAGAATTTGATACACCTGACTCAACTTTTTCAATTAATCCTAATTTCTTGCCATGAACAAAGTAAACAAAGATGCCTTACTTAAGGCACAAAATCTAACTGACAAACAGTTTGCTGCTCTTAAAGAGTACTATGTTGATCGAATTGTTGATAATATGTCAATGAAAGATTTGGTCATATATGTTACTGACGATATGCAAAGATGGATAGATGACCAAACATTTAATGATGCTATGGTTGAGATCGAAGAGTATTTTGATGAATACTTTACAGATACTATTCAAGAAGTTATCGAAAATGTAGAGGAGGCAAACTAATGGCAAACATAATGGAAATGAGAGAGTATGACAAAGTTGTTAGACGTTTTGTTGATGACTATGTTAACAATTTGACGCCCGATCAAATGAGAGAGATTATCTCAGAGCAAACACATATTGACTTTGAGAATATACGCCGAGATACTGGACAAGTTAGTGTATTTGAAGAAATGGCGGGTTGGGATAGCGAACTATGGACAGATACCGCTGAATACTTTAATTTACCTGATATAGAGGATATGTATGATGAATAAGTATCAACAAATCAAAAATTATGTTGACGATCATTTTAAGTATTATGCTTTTTACCCATACGATATAGTATTGAACATGGATACTGATAATGAAGAAACTCTAACCTATGAACAGTATTGGCATATTCTCAATAACAAGTCAACCTATGATGTGCCAGTATAAACTCTGGCACACTCGCTCGTTGCTTTTTGATAATTTTCGACTATCATTAGTATATACAAACACAGAGGTTTTATGAACACTACTTAATACGCAGAAATCAAAGGTTTACAAAACAAACTCAGATATATTACTGTTGATATGGAAGATAGAGCGGTATGTGATGACCAACAGTATAATGAGTTGGTCAGAAAGTTTACTGACTTAATCGAGTTCACAGATTACAAAGTGGATATTGCGGATTTACTTAGTGCGTTACATGACGCCATGACCAATTTTGAAATGTACGATTAAGGAGAATTATGAAACTAGACCTAAACACCGAACAGTTAGAGTTCTTACAATTCATTATAGACAATTTTGAATATAATGATGATGAAGAAAGGGCATTAAAAGACTCTATTGAATCCCAGTTGTATGAAGTCAGGGAACAAGATTTGCTCATTGGCATGAAAATCGTATCATCACACATTAATCCACTCGGAGGGAACTAATGGCACAAAAAAAGTCTTTATACATTCATAAAAACGGAAAGTCCGTACCTGATAAAAGGTTCAAACAAGTCCAAACAACTAACAAAACAAGAGCAAACACTAAAAGGAGGAAAAAATGAGTTGTTTACAGAATGAACTAATACTTGAATCATTATATGAACAAGTAATTGAAGATTATCCAAACCTAAGTGAAGTTGAACAAGTGAGACTCACAGAGGAATTATTCGAGGACTTAATTCAATGAATGAACCAAAAGAGAAATCTTACATAGTCACAGAAATTGAATTTGATTATGATGATGGCAACAATATGGAATCATACTCAATTAGTTATGATGAACAAGTTGCAAATCGAGATAATGCTCTCGGTGTATGGTTCGCCTATGATGATGAACACCTAATTGATAAAATTAGTGATACTTTTGAATATTGTATCAAGTCAATCAGTTTTGAACCAAATCGTCCTCATGCCCTCACTTCTTATATGTAATTGATTATGACTTATTCCAGTAATCCCGCCCTAGAACTATCAACTTATGAAGTAACTTTCAAGGTTAAAGCATATCAGAATCCAAGAAAATGGGTTAATGACATACTCAATGATGCCCTAATTGGCGATGAAAAGTTGCTCGAATGGGAGGTAGAATGCCTTGACTAATTGATACTTATTCGTTATCATTCGTCTTTATTTGTCTCTCATTATCCGAGTCACTTTGAGGCGAACGCCGCCGATTTTTAGGATATAAGTGTAGCAAACACCTGACAAATTTCCCCACTAAATAACAACATAAGAAAGTAAATATCTGTCGTGGTTGACAATTAAGGATATTATATGTTAGAATTAAATGTAAACATTCTGCCTCAATTCTTATGGACTCTCAAAGCAAATCAGGAACTAAAGTTTGTCGTTATAGAGTAACAATAGACTTTACTGTTAATAATAGTGGTAATGCTCCAAGTAACTGGAACTGGAATAAACTTATCGAACTAAATGATAAGAACGGAGAGAGAGTCCGAGAGTTATATGTAGAAAATCTGGGAGAAATTGCCAGTGTTAATGTGCTACCAGAGGAGGCATATTAATCGTGGTCAGTAAAGCAAACTCTAAGAAAGTTAAACAACGTAGTGCTAAACAATTCGTCAAGTGGTTAAGTGATACAGAGGATAGTCGTGATTCTGTATCAGATTTTGCCCTAGATGATTTTCAAATAGATTTTGACATGGAAAGTTATGACCCTTGAAAGCAACTTAAATTCGTTATACTACTCAGATTTTAGTCAATCTGAATTGAGTCTAATTAAATTGTTAGTACTCTCAGAGTTACAAAGTTATCGTGGTATCAATGGGTGCTACCATAGTGGTAACATTCATTCGTTATTGCTACAAATAAGAACCAAACTTGTCGTGCTTCAGAGCAAATCTAGTGGTTCAATTAGTGATGATTCTAGTTAGATTTAGTTTAGAATGTGTTTAGATTAACTATTAAATAAATGGTTAAAAAAACATACTTCTGTTCTTTATCTCGATTCCTTAAATGTTAATTAAAGGGAACAATTAAGGTACTAATTAAAGCAAATTAAAGATGCTTAGAACTGCCATCTTTGACCGCAATGTACCGAAATGGCAACCAAAAAACTCGAAATCCTCATAAATTGTAACAATCCAGTATTCCACAATACCAGAGACTTATCCACAGCGCTGTGGAAAACTCAAATACTTTTCCACAATTTATATACTACCTGTGGAAAACTCTTTTGGCAATCAGGTGTGTGCCACTTGCTCTACTGGCACATGAAGGAAACATTAAGAAGAATATCGGCAACCCGCTGTGTGCCACTTCCTTAACTGGCACATGTAGGAAACATTAAGAAAACTTGCCAAACACTGGCAACCGCCCTTGTGCCACTTTGTAAACCGCACATGAAGGAAACATTAAGAAATTTCATATTTAAAATTGCGCTGCTTGAGTGGCGAAGATTTTAAAGAGCGTACTTCCGCTGCTGTGTATAACCCTATTATAAGGGTGCCACCAGAGAAAGGCAACCGATCTTGTGCCAGTTCGTAAACTGTCCACTATAGCGCTGCGATACCTTGCCTTATACAAATAAAAATGCCATAATAGGACATACAAAAACAAAACACACTATGCCCCTTTTATCTGAACTTGTAAACGACATTAACGCTGAGCAAGATGCTCTTATGCTTAAGGAGCGTATATGGGAATATGCTTTAGCATACTGTTGCGCTCTTGCTGAGAATTATAAGCAGTATAGAATCAATATGCACCAGCAGAGCATAATCAATCCGCCATCAGGCAGAGAAGATTGCCGAACATATGCGGCAGAGCAACTAGCAGGCATTGCTAATGGTACTGAGCGCTTAATGAAATTCAAACTAAGCGAAGGCAAAAAATACTGGAAAGTAATACAACAGAACCCAAACAGCGAGGGCGGATATTCTGATGCCTCGGTTGTTGCCTTTATTTCATTTAAGGGCGAAGTATTTAAACCTGCTTCATGGAGCGCTCCTGCCAAGGGCGTACGCTTTGACTTTAGAATTATAAAAGAGAGAGAAGCAGCGCTCGATCCAAAGAAGGCGACATGGACAGGCGGCAGTTTATATTATAGGTAAATATCGTAAATTTTACTATAGTGTGCCAGTTGGAAAATTGGCACATGTAGGAAACATTAAGAAAAGGGTAAAATTTACCTATAGTGTGCCAATCTAATTAGTGTCCATTTTGCCTTAATCTTTTGTTGTAAAAGGGTTGCTTTTTCCTTATTTTGTGTCATACTAGGTATATAAATCAAACACAGGTTTTTTAATTATGAACAGAGTAGAAGCAATCTCAAACAGAATCCTTAAGTCAGATAACTTTGAAAACGTGGCACACGTTTGTTGCGACTGGGAGGAATTTGTATTCGAGGTGGCAGAATGGGGCGTAGATCACATTGCTACAGTAGATTTCGATACACTAACCGCTTCAGAGGTTGCAGAGTTAGACACATTTATAGCATCATTCGGTTGCTCACCTGATGCGCCACACCCTTGCAGCAAGTATGCTAACCCTATATTTGCTTAAGGGTTAAACCTATTATAAACACTTTTTAAACATTCACTTTTTTTTATTATGATCACAGAATATTTCGTAGAAGTCCCTAACACTAACATTAAAGAGTTAGTAACCAATGATTTTGGATATGACCTATGCTATGACATGGCACAGCAGTATGGCATTGCTGAATTAGTATGGTACGCTCTCAACGGCAAGCGAGTAGTTGAAGGCGTATATACAGACCAAGATTAATTTAATCTTTTCTATAGATTTGCTAGGTTGCTTTACCTAGTAAATCGTTTATTATACTATTATACAAACAACACACGGAGCACACATGCGTAAAATTGAAACTCAAATGAACACCGCTATTAAGAGAGGCAGAGACTTCCGCTCAGGTAATACTGAAGTTAATGCGTTTACATGCGGTGCTACTGGGCGCCTTGGCAGCATAGTCAAGTTACACGGCAATAAGATTGCTGAAGTGTATGCAAACAGCATCGTGCTCTTTGATGGTGGTTGGCAGACAGTTACAACCAAAAGCAGACTTAATGCTTTATTAGATGAGTTTGCACAGGCACTGGCGTAATCCAGCGCAACTTTGAATGGTTCGTAACTTACAAAAACCTTAAGGAGGATTTTGTTAGCGGTATGGAGTTAGCGCTCTAATGCCTAGAAACATCATCAGCACCCACACTTTCACGGGCATTGGCGGCAGACAAATTACCTACACCAAACTAAAACCAACAAAACCACAGCGCCGCCATCTCATGCTATCCCAAACTAAGGGCATCAGAACCAACACCAACAGAGGCAGCATAAACACCAAGCATGCCACCCTTATATAAGATATAGCACCCCTACCCCTGGCACCTATTTGCCAGGGTTTTCTTTATGTTTTATTTTATTATATAAAAGCGGTGGAGTCCCTAACCTACAACGAACCAAAATCGAGAGCTAAATACTAATGGATTCAAAAATTTTTTGGAGGCTGAAATGAGCCCATACATCCACAAGAATGGTAAGTCTAAGCTAGATAAGAGATGTAAACAGTATATCTCTCAAAAGAAAGCTGCTGGCATACGAAAACGCACTAAGAAAAAAAAGTGATATAAAAAAATTGCCCAATAGGTTGACTCTGGGCCAGGTTTGTGTTATACTATAGGAGTAAACATATAAAACAGACAATGATTGAAGGAGTTGTATTAACACTTGTATTGATGACCTTTTGTATAGGTTCAGCAATCGGTATCGTAAACTATGGGACTAAAGGTAGGTTCTTTTAATGGCGGTTTATAACGACTATGAGATTCGTATAAACATTAATCAGCTGATAGAGAAGAGGATCCCTTGTTGTGATCTTCTTCATCCTGATCATTGTTTGACAGAGAAGCAAGTGGCAGAGATTGCACATGACATTCGTATGGATATAGACTTACATCCCATCTACAAGCAAGTGGATAGACATATCATGGCATACGTTGAGGCTGCAAAGATTGACAATAAAGATCATTGGGTGGAAGAGAAGCTTCTAGACTTACCTGATGAAGAAGGCATATCATTTGATTAAGAAACTGTAAAGAACTCGTTATGGCGATATATAAGAATAGCAAGATAGAGATTAACTTGGATGAGTTAGTGTCTATTAGAAGTAAAGTGATAGATGAGGAGTTAGATACTGATGAGATATCCCTCTTAGCGAGTGAGTTAAAGGATACTCTGACTTGGGATACTCTTTATCATATGGTTGATACTCACATACTGACATACAAGGGCAATCCACCTGTGAAGTATGGCAGCATTGCGAATGATGCTGAGTTAGTTGAGATGGAGAAGAATCGGAAGAAGTTTAAGCTTATTGAGTTAAAAGGAGGTTCATGGAGAATTCAAGTACCGTTAAGAATCAAGGATTAAAGTCCTACCACATTTATTTCGAGGATAAGTGTTTGTTTAAGAATCTGGATCAAGATGAGTTTGATTTGATCTGGGGTCGTATCTACAGGTCATATCACACAGATAGCTTGTCGTTCTCTGTTTGTATTGGTGATGAGTGTATCAGGGAGGATCAAAGTTATTAGTGGCACATGTCTTAGATCATTTAGAGCAGTATACTGCTGATTGGATTGATTGGTTACAGTTACCTGACGGAGAGAACAAGGGTGGTTACACAGGGCCTCGTTGTCCCTTTAGTAAGAAGGCAAAGGATGATGGCCGTATGAAGTTAGTCAAGGTCTTTGACTATTTCAGTGACTACGACTATTGGGAAGTTGTATCCAGAGAGTGTGAAGCCTTTGATGGCAGTAATGATATTGTAATTGTAGCTG